TAAGCTGGCAATCATGGCCCCCAAGGGACACCGCGTTATCGATGCCGACTCCGCTCAGATTGAAGCCCGGGTGCTGGCATGGCTGGCCGAGCAGGATGATCTAGTCACGGCATTCACTAACCGAGAAGACGTTTACAAGAAGATGGCGTCAACGATCTATGGAAAGCCTGTAGATCAAATATCACCGCCCGAACGCTTTATCGGCAAGACGACTATCCTCGGTGCAGGTTACGGGATGGGCGCGGTCAAATTTCAAGCCGCACTTAAGCAAGCCGGGGTTGCGGTGGATCTGGATGAGGCGCGGCGCATTATCGACGCATATCGGCACGGCAGCCCGCAGATCGTCAACCTGTGGCGTCAAGCTAAAGGAGTTATTGAATGTTTATCACGCAAAGACGACTGCACTCTGGGTCGTGCCGGGGTCCTGACGGTCGAGCCGAACGAGTCCGCAATCCGTTTGCCCAGTGGGTTGTTAATGCGCTACGACGACTTGCAGTCAACAGATGGTGAGCAGGGGCCTGAGTTTACGTACAAGACACGCCGTGGACGTACAAGAATATATGGCGGGAAGGTGATCGAGAATGTATGCCAAGCTATCGCAAGGTGTATTATTGGCGAGCAGATGCTCCGCATCGGGCAGAAGTACCGTGTCGTGCTAACTGTGCATGATGCGGTTGCGTGCGTGGTGCGCGAGGAGCAGGTTGCCGAGGCGCAAGCATACGTTGAAGAGTGTATGCGGTGGACGCCGAAGTGGGCGGTAGGGTTGCCGGTTAACTGCGAGTCAGGTGTTGGTCAAAGATACGGTGATTGTTAATGAAATGGTCGTACAGCAGCATCAAGCTGTTTGAGCAATGCCCACGTAAGTACTATCACCTAAAGATAGCTAAGGATGTGGTCGAACCTGAGACAGAAGCGTTGCTGTACGGCTCTCGGTTCCATGAAGCCGCCGAGAAATATATACGTGATGACGAGCCACTGCCGCCGTACTTCACATTTGCTAAACAAACACTTGATAGCCTGAAACAAATCCCCGGTGAGCGCCTGTGTGAGCATGAGATGGGGATCACAAAAGATCTTCAGCCGTGCGCGTTTGATGCACCGGACGTATGGTATCGAGGGATTGCCGACCTGCTGATCATTGATCGAGAGAAGGGTGAGGCACGGGTGGTGGACTACAAGACGGGCAAGTCGTCTAAGTACGCTGACCCCGAGCAGCTAGAGTTGATGTCGCTTTGCGTGTTCAAACATTTTCCGGAAGTCAAGAAGGTCAAGGGCGGGCTGCTGTTTGTGATTGCAAATTCTCTCGTGAAAAGTAAGTACGACGCAGAGCAACAAGATATGCTATGGACTAAGTGGTCTGACCGAAACAAGCGCCTTGCGTTTGCAGTGGATACAGGCACATGGAATCCCAAACCCAGTGGCCTGTGCCGAAAACACTGTGCCGTATTAACTTGCTCCCATAACGGGAGGAACTAAAATGCCGTACACCAAGACCCCGCGCCCGTACAAACACGAATACGAAATGCAATTAAAGCGGAACGAAATCCCCGCTAAGTTGGAGCGCCAAAAAGCCAGACGCGAACTGGACAAGAAGGGTGTTCCGCACAAAGGTAAAGACGTTGATCACGTGAAGATGCTCAAGGATGGCGGAAAAAATTCCGATGGGTTGCGTGTCGTATCTGCACACAAAAACCGCAGTCGAAACGGCCATCACAAGGGCGAAAGCTGATACAATAAATAGGTCTATTCGGCTGATTTGTTGATTTTCACAGCCGCTTTAGAAATCAATAGGGTAGCAGTCAGGTGTGAGTGTGCTACCCGGGGCGCGTTAGTAACCCTTTAACCACACCAGCCGCCACAGCCAACACCTCGGTTGGGAAGCGGCGCAGAGCCTGAACAGGTAAGCCCTGTTCAGGCGATTTCTGCTTGGGTAAACACATTATGAGTCCGCATGGAAATCTTTCAGAACAAAGTATTAGTTCTTACCCTGCGTGATCCGGCGAAGGTCACAGCGGTCATTCCTAAGAGTAAAGAGGTTGAAAACAACAAGGTGTTGGTTCACTGGGGGCTAGAGGAAGCTCAAGTCCTGAAGAACCTCAAGATAAAGAACGTACCAAGCCCGATCCTGCGGGACTACAAGTGGCCCGGGCTACACAAACCGTTTGCGCACCAGAAGTCCACGGCATCTTTTCTCACACTGCACAAGCGAGCGTTCTGCCTAAACGAACAGGGCACGGGCAAGACCGGCAGCGTGATATGGGCTGCGGATTATTTGATGAAGGTCAAGGTCATCAAACGTGTTTTGGTGATATGCCCGCTGTCGATTATGGATTCAGCATGGCGAGCAGACCTGTTCAAGTTTGCTATGCACCGGTCGGTTGACATCGCGTATGGCTCAGCCGATAAGCGTAGAGAAATTATCAAAGGCCCCGCCGAGTTCGTCATCATTAACTACGATGGAGTGGAGGTCGTCACAGATGAGATTCTTAACGGTGGGTTTGATCTTATTGTTATCGATGAGGCTAACGCCTATAAGAATGTGCAGACGAACAGATGGAAGACGTTGAAGGGGTTGCTGCAACCCCACACGTGGCTCTGGATGCTGACCGGTACACCTGCGGCGCAATCGCCACTCGATGCCTACGGGCTTGCTAAGCTGATTAATCCGAATGGAGTGCCGAAGTATTTCACAGGATACAAAGAGTCCGTGATGTACAAGCTGACCCAGTTCAAATGGATACCCAAGCCATCAGCAACGACCACGGTGTTTAACGCTCTGCAACCAGCGATCCGGTACACCAAAGACGAGTGCCTTGACCTGCCCCCTATGACGTACGTCAACCGCATGGTCGAGTTGACCAAGCAGCAAAAGAAGTATTACTTGGCTATGAAGAGCCGGTTTGTAGTCCAAGCCGCCGGGGAAGACATCACAGCGGTGAACGCCGCAATCAACCTGAGCAAACTCCTGCAAATATCTTGTGGCGCGGTGTACACGGATAGCAAAGAGACGGTCGAGTTTGACATTAAAAACCGTTACGCCGTGTTGAAAGAGGTAGTTGATGAAGCCGCGCAGAAGGTGTTAGTCTTTGTACCATTCAAGAACGTGATCGAGATGATCACCCGTCAACTCAACGACGACGGTATAACGGCAGAGGTGATTAATGGCGACGTATCCGCAAGCCAGCGCACAGATATCTTCAAGCGATTTCAAGACACCCCTGAGCCGAAAGTGCTGGTTATCCAGCCACAGGCGGCAGCACACGGGGTCACACTAACCGCTGCTGATACTGTCGTTTGGTGGGGACCAACATCCTCCTCCGAGACATACGCCCAAGCGAACGCCCGGGTGCATCGGGCTGGACAGCACCACCCGTGTACCGTGATTAGACTACAAGGGTCTAACGCAGAGAAATACGTTTACGCAATGCTTGACACCAAAATAGACGCTCACACAAAAGTTGTCGATCTCTACAAAGAATTGCTTGACAACAAGACAGAAGTGTAGAACACTACACATTCTGCTACTACAACTGAGGAAGAGGTAACATGACTGAAGATATCGCAGTAGAGCGGCTAGTCCGCGTCTACCTGAAAATGCGCACCACTCACGCCGAGCTTTTGGCCGACTTCAAGAAGCAGGATGACGAACTGAAAGCCAATATGGCTAAGGTCAAGTCTGCACTTCTGGGCTACTGCAAAGAGCACGGGGTCGAGTCTGTTCGTACTGAGAGTGGGTTGTTCTACCGCACCGTCAAGAAACGCTTTAGCACGAATGATTGGGAGTCATTCGGCAAGTTTGTTATCGAGCACAACGCCACCGATCTGTACGAGAAACGTCTCCATCAGGAGAACACTAAACAGTTCCTTGAGGAACACCCCGACCTGCTTCCACCGGGTTTGAATGTGGATAGCGAATACTCCATCACGGTAAAGAAAAATGGATGAGATTGCTAAGTACGTTTCGATTGAAGAGGTCGCGGAGTATTACACCGTTTCTGTGTCTACCGTTCGGGGTTGGCTACGGAAGGATGTAATTCCACCCACGGCTTACCTGAAGATTGGTAACACATATAGGTTCCGCATCGCTGATGTGGATGCCGCGCTCCGTGCCAAAACGCTGAGCGAGAAAACTGCACCGGCCTTGGCTGAAGCAGAAACCATCGACCCCGCTGAGCCTGTGCAGATGGAGTTCGATTTTACGTTTGCAACTGATAAAGACGCTTGAGGATTATATGAACGACATGACCATTTTTAAGACCGGCCTCCCTACGTTCCTGAAAACCCTTCAGGATGACACCAGCAGTTCGCTCGCGGGTGAAGCTGCCGTATCGGGTCCGTTGCGGATCTCGCTCAAGGGTGGGGCATTCCGGATGATGCAGGGCAATAAAGAAATTCACGTAAGTGAAGATCGGATGCTCAACGCGGTGATCATCAAGGCGCATAAAGACGTTCAGCGTTGGCACTTTGGTGGGGCGTATGTTGAGGGGCAGAACGCTCAGCCGAAATGCTGGTCGACCAACTCCGCTACTCCTGATGCCGAGGTCCCTGCTGCTGACCGTCAGGCTACTAAGTGTATGGATTGCCCCCAGAACGTAAAGGGGTCTGGTCAAGGCGAAGGACGTGCTTGCACGTTCCATAAGCGCATCGCTGTGATGCTTGAGGGTGAGATTGAGCAGCGCAAGGTGTACCAGATGGTCATCCCTGCTAAGTCGGTCTTTGGTGATGCAGAGGGTGGCAAGATGCCTCTGAAGGCATACGGTAGCTTCTTAGACTCACACAAGCTTCCGGCTGTGGGTTTGGTTACGGAAATGCGGTTTGATATCAACAGCCCGACTCCTAAGCTGTTTTTCAAGCCAGTGCGTCCGGTTACTGAGGAGGAGTTTGAGGCGATCAACGAGATGCGCAATTCGTCGGAAGCGGCTGAAGCTGTTTCGTTTACTACGGGTGGGTCCAAGCCCGCTCCTGTTGCGCCACTTCCTGCTGCGTTTGATGCACCTGCACCGAAACCTGTGGCTAAAGCTGCGCCTAAAGTTGTTGAGCCTGTGGCCGAAGAAGCTGTGGAAGAACCGAAAGTTGCACCCAAGAAAGCTACTGCCGTTGCGGCAGCGGATCTTAGTGATCTAGTGAACGGCTGGGACGACTAATCGGCGCGGGGGCCGTGCTGCACGGCTCCCGTTTTTTTTCTCACGGCTCTTTGGACAGTCATGCAAGCGAGACAATTTCTAGAGACGGTCCTTAGTAATGAGGGATATTACTGTGGATATGGAATAAAGCTGGGGTCAGATCGTGTACAACAGAAGTTCTTTACTAGTCTTGAAGCCCTTGAAACCTATACCGAGTCTCTAGTCGAGGCTGGGTGGAACGCTTACTTTGCACTGGCTACGTTTGAGAATTCCGGTTCAAGAACCCAGAACAACGCTAAGCACCTGAAATCGTTTTTTGTTGATATCGATGCGGGTGAGGGTAAGCCCTATTCTGATCCGGTCGATTGCATTCGTGCGCTGAAGTCTTTTTGTTCGGCAAATAAGTTTCCACGTCCCACGATGGTCGGCTCCGGGCGGGGTGTACACGCGTATTGGTCTTTAGACGAGCCAATTGAAGCGGCACTTTGGACGCCTGTAGCAGAGCAATTCAAAGCTCTTTTGGCATCGGAAGGTATGAGGGCTGATCCAGCAGTTACAGCCGATTCCGCTCGCATATTACGTATGCCGGGGACGTTGAACTTTAAGAGCGACCCTGCACTTGAGGTGTCGTTGCTCAGTCCGATAGCTGCACCTGTTGCGTTTACTGCGTTTGCGGCTCTGGTAGCACATGCGCCAGCACCCGTGGTTAACAAGTTAGCAGTTGGGTCGTTCGTGCCGCGAGAGATGAATGATGTGAATCAGGCTCTGTCCGGTAGCTATATCAGTATGTTTAAAAACATTCTGGAGAAGACGGCAGCAGGGCGCGGGTGCGAGCAGATTAAGCGCGTGATTGAGGAGGCGTCCACGCTGGACGAACCCATGTGGCGGGCGGGTCTGTCGATTGCGAAGTTCTGCACGGATGGCGGCAAGGCGATACATAGGATTTCTAAAGCGCACCCGGGCTACACCTTTGAATCGACGGAAGCGAAAGCCGAATTGATCAAGGGTCCGTATACCTGCGCTACGTTTGATAACTACAGTCCCGGCATATGCGAGAAGTGCCCGCACAAGAATGCGATCAAGAGTCCGATAGCTCTTGGGCGTGAGGTGCAGGAAGCGAGCGATGAGGATAACGTCGTCTTAGACGTTCCCGAGGTTGCAAACTTTGTAGCTAAACAAACGTACGTGATACCCAAGTACCCTGTGCCGTATTTCCGTGGCAAGGCGGGTGGGGTGTTCAAGCGGGCTAAAGATAAGCAGGGTGATCCGATTGAGATACCTGTGTATCACAACGATTTTTATGTTTTGAAGCGGTTGAATGACCCGGATGCTGGTGAAGCTGTGGTAATGCGATTGCATTTACCGCAAGACGGGGTGCGGGAGTTTACCGTCCCGCTGGTTTCTTTGTTATCTAAAGACGAATTTAGACGGCACGTTGCCCCACATGGGCTGGCTGTTATAGATATGGAGGGGTTGATGGCATACGTGAGCGCATGGGTTAATAACCTACAGGCTAATGCGAAAGCAGAAAAAGCACACCGGCAGTTCGGTTGGGTCGACAGTCGGTACGATTCATTTATTGTTGGGGATAAGGACATTCGTCCGGATCGGGTCGACCACAACCCACCGTCAAGCGCCACAGTAAAGATGTTCGGCACGTTCCAGACCAAAGGGACGCTTGAGGGATGGAACAACGTCATGGACTTCTATAACCGGCCCGGGCTGGAGATGCACCAGTTTGTGATCGGCTTGAGTTTTGGCTCGCCCCTGATGCAGTTTGCGACGCAGCACGCGTGCGTGTTTCACATTTATAGTCCGGACCCCGGGCTGGGTAAGACCACTGCAATGCTGGCGGGTGCGAGTATCTGGGGAAACCCGGATGAGATTATGTCGCACGAGCGGGATACGATTGCTTCTAAGTTCAACCGGACAGAGATCTACAAAAACATCTTTCACCCGATTGACGAGCTAAGCAACATCCACCCCAAGGAAGCCAGTGACTTCCTATACCAAACCACTGGTGGGCATCAGCGCAACCGGATGTCTGGCAAGAGTAACGAGGAGCGTTACCGTGGTGATCCGTGGCATCTGAATATCTGCACGACCGGCAACACCAGTCTGCTAGATCGCGTTAGCATGTACAAGGCGATACCCAAAGCCGAGGCGACCCGCGTATTAGAATATCAGGCGAAGGCGTTTGTCTTTGAAGCTAAGACTGAAACGGACGCGTTGAACCGGTACTTGAGCAACAACTATGGTCACGCTTGTGTGCCGTACTTGCAGTACATCATGAATGATGTAGACGGGGCGCAGAAACTCTTCCAGCAAACGCAGGAAAAGTTAGACGTTATTGGTGACCTGTCGCAGCCGCACCGGTTCTGGTCGGCTCAAGCTGCATCGGCATTCACGGGTCTGATCATCGCACGCCGTGCCGGTCTGGTTAAGTTCTCTATCCCGCCGATCATCAAGTGGTGGGCCGAGACAATCCAGAAAGCCAAGGAGCGGTTGCTCGGTATGGAGGGGTCTATCGAAGAGACGTTGACCGCATATCTTGCGGAGAACTACAACAATATTCTCCGCATCAAGAGTACGTCGGATGCACGCACGCCGAATCAGGATGACGCGCTGATTATTCCGGATTCAACGCCGAGGATGACGCTAGTCGCTCGGTACGAGTACGATATAAAGCGTTTGTATCTGCTGCCCAAGCCGTTTCGTGAATGGTGTAATAAACAGCAGATACACTACCCGAGTCTGTACGACAAGCTCAGGTCAGGGTCCACTGCGGGTCAGATGAAGAAGGTGCGTATCAGCCGAGGCACTCGACTCAACCTGCCCCCGGCTGACTGTGTTGTACTGGACTGCTCGCAGTTTATGGATGAAGAGATGGAGCAGAGCATTGCGTCAGCAGCAACTGGAAACGCTATACCCGTCTAAGTATATTCGCAGTGACGGGGCGGTTAACCCTGACGGGTTGCTGATTCACATTGACTGGCCCAACTTAACGGTTGGGACCTCAATCTTTGTCCCCGCGCTTAACATGCACAAACTTATTAAGCAGATGAACCGCTACGCGGAACGGCATGGCATGCGGTTACTTTCGGTGGAACGTATTGAGACAGGAAAATTAGGCGTGAGATTTTGGAGAATGGTGTAGAATTCTCCGTGATGACTCATCGTTGTCTCCTCTTCCTGTCTTAACAGGTTAATCCCGGCCCAGCGCCGGGATTTTTTTCACTCAAACTCTCGCATATCCTGCAAGATCTCATCGCGCATAGCTTTGCTGATTGTCACACCGGCAAACGGTTTCATCTGCTCTGTAGTCAGTGCGTGCTGCCGCATCGACCGCGCGATAGTTTCGTCTAGCGTGCCGAACTTCTTAAAGCCGGGGTGCTTCTCATACAACTTCTCAAGATCTGCACGGGCTTCAGCAACGCCTTCGGTGTCATTGAACCGCTTAGCGATATACATGTTATTGAGGAATTTGGTACGGTCAGCGTTAGCCGCCTTGTCCATACCCTTCACCCGCGCGGTGATCTCTAACTGTCGGGTGTAATCGGCAGGAGCAAAGCCAAACGCCTGAGCAATCGCATTCGCTGGATTGACATCACCGGTGATAGCATCACCGCGCAACGTGGTTGTGCCGGACGTAGCGTATCGAATACCCTTTAACGCGTTACCAAGCCCTGAAGGAAGGATGTTTTCAATCCCACGCTCGGTCTGCCCGTCACGGATTTGCTTAACGCCGCGCTCGACTTTGGTCGCTATTCCGTACACTGGACCGCCCATAAGATCACCGAACGCTTCCGCCACCGTCTGAGATCCAGACGATAGTTTGTTATCACGAATGATCAGGCCGGTTAGGCTTACGCGGGACGCTACGTCCATGTTGGTCAGTGCGTTGACCAGACCCTTGTACGCAAGTTCGCCGGTCGATTTACGTACGGCGGTTGCCATGTCGTCATCGTCGTCATCAGCAAACATGTTGTAGATAACGGAAAGCACCCCGAACAACGGTAGCCCCTGCAACCCAGAGAACAGCGCGGCAGAAGCATAGGTCGCGCCCAGTTGCCGACGAGCAATATCCCGGTTTACTTTTGCAAGTTCTTCGGCTTCGGCGATTTGCTTTTTGAGTTTGGTGATCTCGGCAGCATCTTTGGTCTTGGCAAGCTCAGCCTTCAACCCATCAAGCTCATACTGACCGGCACGAATGGCTTCGTTAAAGTTCTTAGCCAGCAGGTAGTACATGGATGCACCGTACCGCTTAAACATGAACACTACGCGACCAATATTGCCCTGTGCAATACGTGGGGCCGAGGTTGCAGTTGTCCCGCCGTTAGTCAACTCGGATATATAGATAGCTTGTTTAGCAGCGGCAACCTTATCTTCTACCGTGGGGTTCTTAATCTTACCCAACTCAAGGTCATATGCCGCCATCAACGAGATCTGCCGGTTCATCCGTTCGGCATGGTGGAACATCCAGCCCGACGCGGCATTTGCAACAGTTAACGGATTTTTTGCACCACTAACGTCGAGCATGTCATACAGCGCCGACCGGTTAAGCTGACCCTGCAATACGCCTTCGTCAATAAGTTCTTTATAGTGCTTGCCGAGATCTGATTCAGGATCAAGGTTCTCGATAGACGGCATGGCCCGGGATTTGACCTTTACGTCTTTGCCGTTCTCATCCTTAAACTCAAGGATCGAGGTTTCCTTGATGCCGGTATTCGCAAACACTTTATAGGCGTTACCGAGTGCTTTGGTTGTCTCTGAGAACCCGTACTTGCCGCCAAGATACGGCAGCACAATCAGCGGCACTTGGGTCAGGTTGATGACCGCAGACGAGACGTTAAAGCCAAGCAGGTAAGTGAAGCCTAAAGATGTAACTACTTGCGATATCTTAGAAACTTCCGGGCTGATGATGAACTTGACCCGCTTGTCGATCTCATCAAAGTATTCCTTGGCGATCCGGTTATCCGTCGCACCCTCGCCTTTACCCATCGCCTTAACATTTTTACGCAAGTCATCACGCGCACTGATGAGCTTGTACGCGTACTTCATGTTCGATAACTGCCGGGACATACTGAACGACTTCTCGCGCAGCGCACGGATTGCGTCATGCTCAAAACCGGCGACGTTGCCCCGTTTCTGGAACGCTTGAGCAAAAGATGTTTCTGGCAGGGTCGACAAGAATAGGCGGAGGATCTGCTCTTTAGCGTCTTCCGAAACGCTGTTAACCTCCATGACCTTAAGCACGCCGTTTACAAACGAGTTTGCCGGAGTGTTCTTGTAGTTGATCTCGGAGATCTGCGAAAACTCTTGAATTGGCGGTTCTTCAACCTGCTTTCCGTTTTCGTCTGTGCTGAACCGAGGCGCGATTTCGTTGGTATCGTTCAGAGCTTTGATGAACCGTCTACGTTCGACTTCCGTCTCAAAGGCACGGATGTAAAAATCTGCACGCCCAAGTTTGGGGCCACCCGTGGTGCCGTAAGAAACCCAAAAATTGCCGTAGCGGGTCAACGGGAAGTAGGGATCAAGACCACCCTTAGCCGCCAGCTTTGCAAGTACCTCGCCACTAATCTTTTTAGCAAGGTCAGCATTGTCAGTTGTTGATGAGATCTTTTCGACAATTGCTTGTTTGATCTCTTCATACATAGACGCGTACGTGTCGCGCATCATGCCGTATAACTTCTGACCACCCGGACCTATCGCCTTGTAGTCAGCTTGCAAATCTCTCCACGCTTCGGCCAGATCGTTGCCGTCCTTGTCCAGCTTTGGCAGTCCGGGCTTATCGTAATAAGCCGACTCCGGTTTGCTTGGGTCGACCCCGGCAATCGTGCTGCGGTACACGGTTCGGTTAAACGCATCGACTAGCTTAGGAAACTTCGCAGCCCACTTCTCTGCCGCCAGCACCACAGGCTCAATCGATTTATTGCGAGCATACTCATCGCCCGACTTGAGCCGGTCGAGCATGGCGATTTGTTTTGCACCGGGGAGGTAGCGTTCGGCTACTTCAGTCAATGCGTTTAGCGGCATCGACATCAACAAGAACGACCGGCCCGCCGTGTCAACTGCACTGCTCAAGAAGTGATTGATCGCATCAGCACGCTGCTGCGTGATGAACGGCAACTTGGTCAGTGCTTGTGTAAACGAGTCTAGAAGCTCTACTGCTGACTTGCCCTTGGGGTCGACCGCTGCGTTGGCGACGTTTGCGTTGACCGTGCCGGTCCCTCTGACCGCTGTTGCAATAGCGCTTGGTTGAGGAGTTGCAGGTGCTGCTGCGGGCTTCGGGCTTGGGGCGCTAGTTCTACCGCCAGTTGGAGTTGTTTGACGTACTCCGGGGCTGACGTTTCCATCCCCTCCTGAAGTGCTGGGGCGAGCAGACCGTTGAGGAACGCTTGCGCCCCCCGCGCCCGCCCTTTCGGATGCGGCACCTTCCAACTTGATTCCACGATTTGTGAGATTTCCATCACCCGCCTTTAAGAAATAAGTAAGTACGTCAACATCTGCGCTAAAAACTTTTATCAGGTCTCTAACGGCTTCTTGTGTTGACCCAGATATTGCAAGACGCACCGCCAGATTTTGCAACGCCGGGATAAACCCGCTTTCGCTGTGGTTCCGTTCGTCGTGGTGCGCAATCTCATGCACCATCGTACCGACCATTGTAGCAGCCGCGTCAGCACGAACATCTGCGGAGCTAGTATCGTTGCTGTCAACGCCTTTGATGACCGTGGGGTTAATCATCATGCCCGAGAACGGCAACCGGATACTTACACCGTAGTATCCCGGGTCAAAACTTACCCCAACCGGAACGTCAGTGACAGTATCGTATTTGTTTAAACTTCTATAACTTTTTAACCCCGCCCCATGCGCTTCATTACGAAGAAACTTAAAGACGTTGCCAATACCAACAATAAACTTGTTTACTCTGTCTGCACCAAGATCGCGGCGTGCTCTCTCCAAAAACGGAACTTTGTCGGAATCCGGATCATCATAGTCTTCGCGGACGTTTACGTTGTCGTGTACTAAGATTTTATTGGGGTCGATCAGGTCTTGGTCGACTCTGAATTGCGACGGGTCAGCACGCATTGCCTCAAGGGCTTGAGGCGTAAGCTCCGGAACCAATCGGTTATTGACATACATTTTTCCGTCTTTGACTTCGACGTTATCAGCCGGATCAATTTCGAGGATGGTGCCTTTTTGCGCTGGCGGCACCGCTAAATCAATCGTAGTTGAAATCGGTTTTTTGGACGATGATAGTAGTTCCAGCTTTCCAAAACTCTGCGCGGATTCAGCCGTAGTTTTGTTTGTGTATAACGCCTGAAGGTACGAAAAGATCTTTTCAACGCCCGGTTTTTGTGACGGAGAAAAATCTTGCCGGTTAAGAGCAAACGGGTAGTTAGCGTTTTCAGCCGCTACGTTAGGCTCTATGTTTATAAAGAACGTGAACGGCAACGTGTTTGCATCCCAACCGGGACCATCAGACAAAGTTTGCCCAAACTGATAAAGTCCTTGGGACAAGACAATTAAATTTTGTCCATTATACCTAACGTCAGCGCCGTCTTTAACTAGGATACGCGCGTTACCCCACGGAAACTTTACGTTTGTGAGTACAGTAAAATCTTTTGCCGGGAAATCTTTACCGATAGGTAATACTTCGCCGTTAAATTTAACTTCAATGTTTTCTAGTAGCGGACTTTTGATAAGTATTGGTTTAAACGTATAGTCATCACTACCAAAAGTAATACTCTTAGATTGGTTTTCTTCGTCTAAGTACGTGTCGGGGATCGTAACTGTTATTGACGTACCTGAAGGTTTACCAGTCTTTGTTGTGGTGATGTTTGGCGCTTTGCTCGGGTCCGCGAATGCAGCCAACAGTTCCGGGCCGGTTGTTTCTAGCGTACTGGTAAGCCCGTCACGCGTCGTTTCCAATTTTAGATTTTTATTCCCAAACAGGAATAACATTTTTGCAACGCCAAACCCGCCGGAACCCCGTCCAGATTCTTTATGCGTACCGGCGATCGTCAAGAACGCCTTGCT